CGCAACTTTGCGGAAGATGTCATGGCACGTATGAACGAGCAATCACGCATACCTGGCATTGCGCTTGGCACGAACGAGCCAAAGGGCAATATCAGCGGCATCGCCTTGAAGCAATACTACCAGCCAATTCTGGAAAAGACGACGCTCAAGCAGCGCACCTATGGCAAGGGCATTCGTGAAGTGACGCGGGCGGCGCTCGTGGTCGGCGGGAAGATTGCGGCGACCGCCTACGAGGATTATGAGGTCAAGCTGCACTGGCAGCCGATCTTGCCAACCGATGACCTTGCAGCTGCGCAAGAGGCGCTAATCTTAAAGCAGATCGGGGTAAGCGATGACACGATCATGAGTGGGCTGGGCCTCGATCCTGACGACGAAGCGAAGAAGAGCGCAGTGGAGGATCAAAAAAAGATGGTAGCGTATAGCCGAGGGCAAGGCATGCCGCCAATGCAGCCTGCGCCACTAGGGCAAGGGCCACAACAGCCGATGCCAGGACAGCCACAACAGCAGGGAGGGCAGCAGTAATGAAGTATGGAACTATGAAGACCGTCATTAGAAAGTATCTCACACTACGGGTTATCTCTGATGTTCCTACCGAAATGGCGATAGATGACACAATTAGGCGTGGACTTGACCAATGGCACGAGCGCCCGATGGTGGTTGATGTGCAACTACACGCTGCTGTGCCTGTCTTTCGTTCTGACGATCAGATTTTCGTTACCATGATCTTCGATGTGGAGTTAGAGAAGCCATGAGCCTGAGCCAGCTTCAGCAAACCATCGCGCACTACCGCGCACAACTGAAAGCACGCGAGGCGCAAGCTGAGCAGGCGCTTGAAGCGGCCTATGCCAACACGCTGCAAGTGATTCAGGGCCGGCTCAACTTACTCTACCAGGCCATCGACATTCAGATGCAATCAGACGGCAATGTGCCGATCGAATGGCTCTACGAACAGCATAGGATGGAGGTCCTCACTTCATGGATAGAAAATCAGATCAATCAGTTCGGGGCATTGGCCCAGATGCAAACAGGACAATTACAGTATCAGGGCGTGCAACTTGGACAGCAAGCCGGACAATGGCTATTACAGGCAACCGTTCCAGCAGGTGTCAATTTCTCGTTTGGCTTTCCATCGCTTGATGCCATTGCCAATCTGGTTGGCGCAACACAAGCCGGGCCACTCGCTGATCTCTTCTCAGGCTTCGGTGCTGAGGCAGCGCAAGGCGTCAAGGATGCGCTGATCACTGGCCTCTCACTTGGCTACAATCCGCGTGATATTGCGCCACAAGTGCAGCAGGCATTAGGCATCTCGCGCAATCGAGCGTTGACCATTTCGCGGACGGAGATGATACGCGCCTATCGCGGCGCAAACCTGGAAACATTCAGGGCGAATGACGATGTGGTAGACGGCTGGATTTGGAACTGCGCTTTAGACCGTACAAGCTGCGCCGCTTGCGTGGCGATGCATGGCACGGAACATAGCCTTGACGAAACATTAGACGAGCATCCTAATGGGCGATGCAGCATGATCCCGAAAACGAAGAGCTGGTCCGACATCCTGGGTCCGCTGGGCATCGATACGTCAGATATACCAGAGACGAGCATCGACGTACAGAGCGGTAGTGATTGGTTCGACGGGCAGAGCGAGGCCACGCAACGGGCAATACTTGGACCAAAGTATGAGGCGTGGAGCAATGGTGATTTTACGCTGGATGACGTGGTAGGGCATGCAAGCGACCCTATTTGGGGTGAGTCGATCTATGAGAAATCGTTAAAGGAGTTGGTGAAGCCATGAGACATATCCGCATTTGGGATGTATTAATTCCTCTTCATGCAAAGGACATGCATCCAGTCCCAGGGCGAGAAGCGCAAGAATTAGCACAGCAGATTCTTACCATCACTCAAGAGGCTTTGAGCACTGGCATTGATTGGCGGTTAGTAGACCGCGTGTATTTTCTGAAGGGTAAGTTACAGGCTATCGAAACGCTGTGTAAGGAGTTGGTGAACTAGTTGGAATATGAAAGGAACGTGTCGTGTCAGAAACAGCAGGAACAACAATAGAACAGGCAATCAAAGACCAGCGTGTTGCAATAGATGCATGCATTAAGCATGGTCAGCAGATTGCTGAGGCCATTGCACGTGGGAAAGGTGGCAGAGAACTTGCTTTGAGCATCACAAAATTGCAAGAAGCAAAGATGTGGTGTGGTCAAGTCTTGGGTGAGTTAGGGCATAAATTGCCTGAAGAATACCGAGATGAGGCGAAATAATGGCAGAAGAAGACAACGTTCCCGAGCCACAAGAGCCACCACGTCAGGGTCAGGCAATGCAGTTAGGTATACAGATCGTGCCACAAGGCGCTGTGCTCTCGTTTCCGGTCAATCTCGCTATGGACAATGAGACAACAATGCAGTTTGTGCGTGCATTCTTAGCAGCGCATCCTGAGTTGGTGCAAGAGATTGTAAAGGAAGCGATTGCGCAGAAACAGCAGGAGTTGGCGATCATTCAGATGGTGAAACGCAGTAGGAACGATTAGAAAGGAAATATACCCATGCCGCCAACACTGGAAGAAATCAAACGACAGATCACTGAGCGCATCGAAAACAACTTTACCTATCACGCGCCACATGGTGATCAAGCGCAACGCTACGTGGCTCTACGCGAGAAGGCCAAAGAGTTTGCGTTATTGATTGCCGAACTCACACCGTACTCAAGAGAGCAATCACTGGCATTCACACAACTTGAGGATGCAACGATGTGGGCAAATGCGTCCATTGCCAGGAATGAATAAGCCAGAGTAAGATACATTTTCTTACCCTGGCTTTTCCGCAGGGTGGAACGTGTTTTTCGCTCAGTGGAACGAATAGGGTGACCAAATGCGGGTTTTGTCACCCTATTTCCCGGTCAATCATTTGACTGTACATATTGACATCAGTACAAAGGACAGGTACAATTATGTTCAGACGATACCGGTGGCTTGCACCCGATACAGGTGCAAACCCCACAGCAGGAGCAACCCCGGCGGATGCGAATGCTAGCACCTCAGCCCCTGGCGGGCAAACAACTACTTCCGAACCCCTGGCGGGTGACGAACAAATTTCCCTGGAAGAAGCCAAAAAGCTGCGCTCTGAAGCGGCCTCGTTGCGTAAACGCATGAAAGCGTTTGAGGATGAGAAAGCAGCGGCAGAAGCGGCCAAGCTGACTGAGCAAGAGAAGCTGCAAAAGGCGCTTTCCGATACACAGGCACAACTGAGCGAGAAAGAGCGCGTCATACAAGAGCGCGTCATTCGCTACGAAGTGCAATTGCAAGCAGCGGCAATGGGCGTCGATCCGCTCTACCTTGACAAGATACCGCGCCTCATCAACCCATCCGAACTCAAGTTTGACGATGATGGAGCGCCAACGAATGTCAAGGAACTGCTCGATAAGCTAGTCAAAGAAATGCCAGCACTCGTGCTACAGCAGCAGGCGACGCGACCATCGACAGCAGGTGGCGCAACCAATCCGGGTCGCACGGCAGCAAATACAACCGGCTTATCCTGGGAGGTCATTACCAAGATGACAGGCGAACAATACGATGCGAGGCGGCAAGAAATCATGCAGTGGATGCAGAAAAACCCGCCTAAGCGCTTCTAACAACAAAATATTGTCCTTTACTCGCTACTGTCGGGATGACAGAAGAAAGAGTAGAACATGTCCCTAAACAATTTTATACCGCAGCTCTGGGCCGATTCACTGCTTGTAGCCTTGCGGAAAAATCTGGTCTTTGGCGATCTCTGTAATCGCAACTACGAGGGCCAGATCAAGCAGATGGGTGATACCGTCAAGATCAATATGATCGGTGATATCACCATCTCCAACTACTCCAAAGATACGGACATCTCCGCCGCTCAAGCCCTCACCGATGCGCAATCCCAACTCACCATTACCCAGGCCAAATACTTCAACTTTGAGGTTGATGATGTGGACGCCGCGCAAAACGCCAACGGCGGTCAGATTATGCAGGAAGCCATGAGCTTTGCGGCGTACCGCTTGCGTGACAATATCGATTTCTACATTGCGGGCTTCTATGCTGATGCCGTTTCCAACATCGGGAGCTCCGGCTCCTTTACTACGCCTACCGCGCCAACACAGGCCAATGTGGGCTTAGGCACAACCGTCTATGACTACCTCGTGCTCTTAGGCCAGAAGTTGACAGAAAACCTCGTGCCTATTCAGGGGCGCTGGCTAGTGGTTCCACCCTGGGTCAAGACGTACCTCACCATGGATATCCGCTTCAGCGGCTTTAACACCGCTAGTGCGCAAGCGACC